GGGGAAATCCATTTGGCGCTTTGCCGCACTAAGTTCATCCTTGATTTTTTCCAAGCGCTCCGCCTGCTTCTCGGTTCTTTTTTCCTTATCGGTCGAATCCAAACGAACATATTCGTTTTGCAGATTCAAGACCTCCTTGAAAAGTTTTCCGTAATCTTCCGCATCGGACTCGCTGAAAACGCCACCAGTATCGCTGTATTTCTTATAGAGCATAGCTTTGGTTAAAATGCCCTTTTTAACACATCGGCTCATTTCTACTGAATATTCCAGTTCAGCATCCTCCAATTCACGGCGTGAGGGGCGCTTGAGTTTAATCTCCACAGGGATTTTCTCCTTAACCTTCTTTGTTACTGTTGTTTTTTCGCCAGTTTTTTTACTGGTGCGAGTGTGGCTTTTTTCCACCTCTTTTTCTTCATCAATAGTGAATGTATATAATTCTTTAAATGCCATAACCTTGTTCCTTAGTTAAAAATGAAACTTACTGTATAATTATCAAGCTCGGAATCAAAATTTCTAATTGATTCATTACCAATATCTAAAATTCTCTTTCTTATCCAATTAGCCTTTTCGGGCGTAAAGTGGTCGGCAGTTCTAATTATGCCGTGGTATTCTTCTGGAATATTCTCGTAAAGCTTTTGGTAGTGAAAGTCATGATCTTTTTTCATGTCTTCCACCATCATTAACATTAATTTGAATAGACGCGCAGTTTCGTCATTCGAGCGTGATTTTAAATTTTTTTTAGCGTTCATACCTTAAACCTATCTTATTATATAAATAAAAGTGTAAAAATCAATATGGCAGGATTTTTAAGTGCAGATCAAATTACTAAAATTAGAGATTTAGCAGATACGTTACACACGACATTTGCTAGAACCATCACCGTTTATAAAAATGCGAAGAAAACCCTGATAGCGTCTACGAATGCGTGGAATTCCCTATATGGGCGCACAAACACGGGATCAGATAGTGCCGTAGAATACAGTATTGCGTCACAGAGCTTTTCAGCGCGTATTTACTACGATAACATGGATACGGAATATCTTAACGATGGAGGGCGCACAGAACAGGCGGGTAGCCAAAACAAAGTGCTTGTTGCTAATGGAACAGTTAGAATTGTGGTTCAGGAAGCAGCTTATAATTACATAGAAGAGGCTCGCAGAGTGGAGTTCGACGGAACAAAATTTATTATTGAGAGTGATGGTAAACCCCGTGGACTCACTGAAAACCAATTCTACACATTTGTTCTTACCCCTGTAGATGAATAATGCCAAAGCTCCCCCTAGATGTCCAGCAGGCTATAAAACGCCAAGCCCCACGCCTTTTAAGAAAGGACTTTAAAAGGTTAGTTGAGAAAGATTTCAGGAAACTCAAGCAAAGAATGATAAGAGAGTTTCTTGAAGATCCCATAACTATGGAAATTATGGCGGGGCCAAGTTCCCCTAATATTAGCGGTAGTTTAGACGGAGTGACCAATCTCTTTGCATTTATTGGTTTCGACCAAGGAGCAGATCCAATTGGCCCCATTCTAGCGAGGTTACAGGAGACTCACATCCAGTTTAACAGACTTATAACAGCCTCTAGCTCTAAAATGGGTATGGAATTTAAGGTCACCCTCCCTACCGCTGAAGAGATTTTTGCCATAACTCCACTTCCTTGGGCTTCGGGGCGCAGTTGGGCACAGGGCATCGAGAGAGGACTTTCGGGATTAGGTTACCTTCTAAGAAAAAACGAGGGCAGATCGGGCGCAGCCGTCCAAAGCCGTGTAAAGGTAAGGGGAGGAAGGTTTAAAAACAGACCTTATATCTCGGCCTTTCTCCGCAAATATAAAATGAAATTTGAAGATTTAAAATGAAAGCTCAGTTCCAACATAATCTTACAAGTTCTTTTTTCATGTGGTTTGACAACTTCCTGTTAACCAAGGGGGAGGCTTATACAAATACTACGGGCGAATTCTTCTACTATGATGATACCCTGATTGATTCTAGATATACGGCATTTGGAAGCCCCTACAAGCAATGGGTCTCAGACTCTTCAATAGCTGGAGCAACGATTCCTACAGGCGTTTACATTAACGGAAACCTATCGGGAAGGGCGGACGGTGTGGTTTTGGATTTTGATAACGGAAGGGCTTTAGTCTCGGGCGCCTCCACCAGCGACACGATTACGGGAAGTTTTGCCGTAAAAGATTTTAATGTTTATTTTACAAATGATACAGAGGATGACTTAATCACTGAAAACAAATATGTGGTTAACTCTAGGGTTCCCTCGGGGCCGTACACTTACATTACCCCTTATGATGATGTGGCCCCAGCGATCTTTCTTGCGGCCTCCAACTTAGAAAATAAGCCTTTTGCCTTTGGGGGAATGGTAGACACCGTGGTTAACATGAAGGCTGTAGTTCTTTCCGATGATCCCTATAAACTCGATGGGGCGCTTTCAATTTTTGGTGACTCTGTGAATGAAGGGGTCGAGCCGATTCCTATGACGGGGTATCCCTACACAGAATTAGGGGATGTAAAGGACGACTCCTATAATTACACAAATGTAAAAAATGGGTATTCCGAGGAGGTTCCTTTCTATATAAAGAGTGTAAGAACTTCCAAATTAAGTGATAGAGCAAGAAAAGCTTTAGCTAATGAACTTTACATAGGATTCATTGATTTTGAAGTCGAACAGCACAGATATCGCTTCTCTTAATTTCATATTTTTCAATTAAAAATGTAAACAACATAAAGAATCTTTTATTATGGCCAGAAATAGAGTAATTTATCAATCCGAGGGACTATTCGTTAGTGAGAACGCGGCTGATACCGCTGCCGCAAAACATGAACAGCTTACGCGAGTCCAAAGTGCTAACTATAGCTACACAATCAACCGTCAAGACGTTAACCAATACGGACAGCTTGCCCGAATCGACTCGTTGGTGCTTGACCCACCCACTGTTTCGGTTGATTTTTCTTATTATCTTACTGATGGCCTGAATGAGCGCGAACTCGGCTTCTATGTGCAAACAGGCGTTACTATGGGTGCAGGCAACTTTGCCTCTGGCCACCTTGGTGAAGGTTCTGGTATTAATGTCTTTATTGTCACATCTCCAGAGAACGACGACCTTAACATTGGTGGCGCAATTGGAAGTGCCGAAAAAGTTATCGGCATTGGTAATGCTTACCCCAGTGATTACTCTGTAGACCTTTCTGTTGGATCACTTCCAACTGTCTCGGTTACCATGGAGGGCGCTAACATGGCTTCCTCTGCGGGTAACAGTATTACCAGCCCCGCAGTTGATCAGGAGGATGGAACCGCTATTGGAAAGACTGTAACTCTTCCTACTCCAGCATCTGGAGGTGCAGGAACGAGCATTACGGCTCTGCGCCCAGGAGATATTACAATGAGCCTCTCGAACTTCGAGAGCGAGACAATTGCGGACCTCGCTGGCACTGATTCTATTCACGTTCAAAGTGCCTCTATCTCTGTTCCCCTTTCTCGTACGCCACTTGATCGCTTGGGAAGTAAGTTTGCTTACGCAAGGACGGTAGACTTTCCGATAACCACTACACTTAGCGTGAGTGCTATCATGAACGAGGAAACTGCGATAAACCTCGCTAATAAGCTGGAGGAGCCCGAAAGAGATGTGTCAATTACGCTGAAAACCTCTGATGGAGCCACGGGTTGCATTTGGGAGTTAAAAGGAGCCTTAGTTGATAGTGAAAGCTTTAGCTCTAGCATTGGATCAAACAAAACAGTGGATCTTACCTTCTCTGCTCAAGTTGGTGGCCCCGAGGATATTGCAGCGGGTATTTTCATGAGCGGAGCGAATAACTCTGGCATCTTTAGCTAATGGGTAACCCTAAAGGATTAAAGGGTGAGGTTGATGGCTTCCGTAAAACGAAGCCACAACCTGCCCCTAAACCACAAGTTAAGCCTGAGCCTAAGGTTGCCCCCAAACGTTCGTGGGGTCTCGTTGAAGATGTAATTAACGCTTTGAACAAGGCCAAGGATAACAGGGAAGCTTTGGCTGAAATTGGACGCGACTTCGGGATTGAATACAAAGGCGATTACGAAGTCTTTAATACCGCTGTCGTTACAAAAGCTAGAAAAATACTTTAATTATGCCTACTCAAAAAAGACTTACCCCCAAGAAAGCTACGCCCAAGAAAGCTGAAGCTCCTAAGAAGGAGCCTGCTCCAGCCCCCAAGACCTTGGGAGAGCTTAAGGCTAAATATCTTGCAGATAAAGCTGCCCACCCCCTTAAAGCCCAAGAGATTTTTGCTCAATATCAAAAAGACAAAAACGCCCTCTAATCATGAAAACACTCACTCTTATTCTTACCGCCTTAGGTATTGCTTCTGCGAATGCCGATCATCATCACAAGGGAAAACCTCATGGAAAACCTCATGGAAAGCACCATGTAGACTGTAAAATTTGCAAGGCTAAAAAGGAGGAATTTCTCAAGAAGTTCGATAAGAACAAGAACGGCAAGATAGATCCCGAAGAAAGAAAAGCTATTGCCGAAGAATGGAGAAAAAAGTTTGGTCGAAAGCTTCGCCCTCATGGCAGACACAAAGCACATGGCGGAAAAAAACCGCAACGTGGACAGTAAGTTCCTAATCTCCCTCGGGATAGGACTCGCAGTTCAAGCAGCAGGAATTGTTTGGTGGGCAAGCAACCTGCAAAGCTCCGTACAGCATAATGATTTTCAAATTCAAATGCTTGCTAAGGATGTGGAGAAACACTCAATTTTTGTTCGCGATTGGCCTGCTGGCAAATGGGGGAGTGGAAGTCTCCCAGACGACGTAAAACAGAATTTAAAAATTTCGATGCTAGAGCTTGATGTCGATAAGATCATGGACAAGCTTTATAACGGCCACGGCCCCAAGTAGTTCTAATACCTTGTGGGATAATAATTATACCTCGTTCCGTATACCCCACTTCCATCCACTCCAACCGCTTGTCTGGGCTGGGCACCATAGATGTTATATTGCCCCGCCATTCGCACGACGTTCTCCATACAATCGTCAGCAAGCCCCTTGTAGACCTTGGACACCTCATTGCGGTTAACGAACGTTACAGCGCTTTCTCCGTCCCTTAAGGACAATACGTTATCACCACTCACGCTGGAGTTGATAATGCCCCGTAAAGCGTTTCTAGCCTGCTTGTTATAGTAGCTACAAAGATAAAGCTCCTTAGCTACATTCTGCGCCTCTATATCTAAACTGGCATCAGCCCCACTAAACTCCGTATAAAGATAAGTGTTAACTTGACCAAGGTTCTCGTAAAGCCAACCACTTACATTCGCTACCGTAGCAATATCGGTATCGCTATCAAATTCGTATTGAACAATTCCCGAAGCTAAATTCTCTAATACATTGGGCATATAATGTATTACACGCTCTTTAGCTATTTAACCAATCTAGAATCTCCTTATGTTCAGGATTTTCAGGGTCTAGCTCTAAAGCGGGAACGGGCTGCGGAGCCGTAAAGATATTACTGCGGCTTTGGTAATGCTGAAATTCCTTAATTATATTCTCTATAATTATGTGTCGCTCGTAAAACGGATTAATCCCCACCTTTTTAGAGAAAGCTTGTAGGTCGGCTTTGCTCATTTTTTCCAGATTTCCCTTAAGTATATTAAGGTCATTGGTTCCAAAGGAATTAGTCTCTCCCACTCCATACAGAACCTCTACCTCTTTTAATACCTCTTGGTAACGCGCAGTGCTAGTTTCCCCCTTGTTCTTTAATTCTTCTAGCTCTTCCAGCAATCCCTTTTTAGCAGGTTGCTCTTGACCCGTGGTGACCTCCTTGAACGGAGCTTTCTTCTTGCCTGTTTTCTTCTTAGCCATATCTATTATATACACTCAAGTTATAAATTGCAAAAAAAAAGCCACCCCCCGAAGGGGGCGGCTTCTTTAGTTATAGGGTTTTACTATTAGGCACCCACTGCAACACCGACAAGGACGCGGTTATCAAGAACCACGCGGCCTTCTTCGACGGAGCCGAAGTAGCCAATCTTGTTCTGGCGAATGCTATACTGATCATCAGCGATCAGCGTAAACTCACTTCCGCTTTCAGCGTCCGTAGCAACGGCGCGGATAAGGGAATCGCGAGTGCGGTCAACACCAACAACGATTTCGTCATTAGCACCAGCAAAGGCGAAGTTGTTGTCGCTATTCGGAGCACGGTAAGTCGCGCCACCAGCAGCAGTATTAAACAGGGTGTTAAACTTCTGGCCTACGCCCATCTCGTTGAATTCCAAGATGTTAAGACCATAGAAGGAGCTAAGACCCACGTTCCTCCAAAGCTCGTCCCTGAGAGACTCAGGAGCAGCAAGAGGGAAGCTATTGGAACCAACTCCAGCAGTTCCGTCACCTCGACCACCAAGTGTGTTTACTGGGTTATAAGCCATAGAACGAATCTTCTCTACAATTTCAGGAGAACAGATAATATCCGTAAGACCCTTAGTGCGAGTAGTTGGGGTTCCATTGATCCAAGAGCTATTAATGCGCTTGGCCAAGGTAAACAGGTTGTTAATGTCTGCGAGAAGGAACTGATTGTCAACCTCACAAGCAATAACATGCTTGTCGTCAGTAGCGGTCGAAGACTTTGTGCTTGCGTTAGCAAGAGCAGTCATAAGCAGAGTAGCGGAAGTGCGCTCCTGCTTAAGAAGAATCTCTTGTGCAACACGGGTAAAAGTCTTACTCACAACGTCCATGCGACTCTTGGCAGCATAACGACGATCAAAGTCTACGGCGGAATCAAGGCTGTAAGTAGACAGCTTCAACTCGGAAGCAGTTGGCAGCACTTGGTTGCTGGGAAGGCCCCCTGCGTGACTCTGACTCCAAACCCTGACGTAATCTTCGTCAGCGATGTTGTAATAGAGATCAAGCGGGATGCTTGGATTATCATCAGCGTTAAAGCTGAGTGATTGAAAGAGATTGCTCACGGTGGGAGCGTTGTTGAGAACTTCGGCCAAAACTGGTCCGATGAATTCAGCGAGTGCCACCTGAGCCTCATATGCAACGTTACGGTTGCGCGAAGCCATAGCTTTTACAAGCTCGACTTGTTCTGGTGTTCTTTTTAAAGTAATTTTCATGAAATTTTATCCTTTCTGAATATTAAAAATTAGCAATCAAACTTGATGACCATATACTCTCCCGAGAACTGATCGGTTGTGTTTCCGACGTTAGAGCGGACACCTGTTCCAATAACTGAGCCAAAGGCAGCATCGGCAGTGCGATCAGCACCAGTGATCTTACCAACATTAGAGAAAGACATTTTGATGCCACCCCCGATGGTATAATCGGATGTTTCGCCATCAAAAGCGTCTGCACTTATAGTAAAGACTCCCTTAGTTGCAACGGGAACCGCTTGCCCTGGAAGAAGGGCTTGAAGCTCAGTTTGCTTTTGTGGGTTATAGAGCAGCTTCTCGCCGTTCTCATCATGCTTCGCAGTTTGGAAAAGCGTCAATCCCAAAGGAATTTCGCCCGAGCTTGCGCCTGTAATTTTCAGGTTAGCTTCAGGATACATCTCCGTAGTGCCAAGAAACGGATAGCTGGTATCACCCAGATAAGCGTTTGTTTGGTATGTAATCGGATCTGCATCGAAGTTACCTGCCGACACTTTCACAAAAACGCCAGCATCGCCGCCGCCTGTGCCAGTAGTAGCGTCAAGAACCAAGTTGTTTTCCAACGCATAAAGGTTCACGACATCGTGGTCAGAGTATTGTCTGAATGGTAGAATTCGTAAAGACATAATTGTTTGTTTGTTAAAATGTGTTAATTAAGAGATTTCGATATTGTCCCTTGAGAATGCAGCTTTAAACTTATCGCGCAGTGAGGAAGGCTTCGAGGCAACCGCCTCATTAGCATTTGGCACAGCCGCTTCAGTTTCTTCCGCAGAATCCAAAGCTGCCTCAGGCTCAACTTCTTCAGTAGAAGCATTACTAACTCGCTTGGCCACTTCTTCATCAATGCGCTTTTGAATCTCGTCGTTAAAGGCTGCTTGCGCCTCCTTACTCTTGTGTTTCCACAGAACTTCAAGCTTGGAAGCAAAAGCGGCATAAGCCTCTTCCTCTGCCGCCTCTTTAAGCTCAGTAGCAAGAAACTCGCGATCCTGATCGTCTAATTCGAACTTTTCATCCAATTCATCCATGCGGTGATTGAATTGCGAAACGGCCTCTTCAGCCCTCTTCTCGTTTTCAAAAACCGAAATTCGATCATTAGCTTGTCCAAGCTTTTCTTCGAGATCTCCGACTGTAGCCTTGAGTGCATCATATTCCGCTGAAACAGCTTCTTTTTGATTCTTTTCGGCTTCAATATCTTGGCGATATTGTTCGTCACGTTGGCGAATAGCTTCTGCGAAAGTATCGGTCATATTTGCAACCGCTTCTTTCGAGAATTTCTTCTCATTCAAAAGCTCTTTAAGTTCTGAAATAGTATTTTCAAGTTCCATAGCGTTAATATCCTTTTCGTTGTTTACATTTAAATTCTTTTTTTGTGAAATTTTATCACGTTTATCGTTTATAAAAATGGTAGGCTCCTTTTCTGGTTCTGAATACAAACCCTTCACATCGGCTGCTGGATTAAGCGTATAAGCAATCCCTAAGGGAAAAATGTCCCCTTGAATTAAGCGATAAATCTCCTCGCCATCATCCGTTTTTCCTGAGCCTCCCTGACTACGGAGAAAGCCCTGTAATTCCTGTATTTCTATAGGATCGGAGACGATTTTAGAGTCTTGAAGGTCAGCGCTTCCAACGGCTAAAACATAATCATTAAAGCCGACTTCCCAACTTGCCGACACCTTCTGATATGCACTATCATCAGGGTCTAAAGACTTTTCCACTAATTGGGTGAAGTTTGGATTAACCGACTTATACAAAACAGCCCCAAGGGCGATATTAAATGGTTGCTCCATGGTTTTTGCCTCTTCAGAAGACAAAATTTTGCTAGAGCCAAACTCACTGAAACCCGCCGCAGCAATATGACCGACCACCTTTTCCTTATCATGTTCGATATTAGTGGGTTTATGGACGAAATTTTTGGTATACCGTAATGCCGTGTTGGTATCCATGCCATCCCCATTGCGGTTAAACTTGTTAACCACTGCCGCATTAAATGCAACACCCAACAAATCGATATTACTTTCGTAATCAATGTTAGTTGGAAGGAGTGGCGCTAAATTCTCCAGCGAAGCCTTGGAAATTAATGAAGACTCACTAATGTCACAGGCCAATAAGGGGGATTCAAAAGTAGTAGTATACTTGTAATCCATTACTTTTTCTCGCTCCAGCTTTTTGGCAGAGCGCTTTCCGCGCCAATCTTTTTAGCCCTACGTGTCAATTTAGCCTTAAATTCATCAAAGGTCATGGAACCTTTATACCTTCCCCAGCTACTAACAGCATCCTTAACGTCTTGGGCAGACATTACGGGGAAAGAGCGTCTCTTGGGATCAAGAAAATCGCTATCCTTTAAGGCACTACGCTTTTTTCCGCCAAACCTTTCTGCGGCAATATCCATGAGTATTTCAGCGTAGCTTTTCTTAGGCTTGATTTTTTCGCCCTCCATCTTCTTCTTAGAGTCCTTATCGAACTTCATGTCTCTCTTGAGGGCTTTCTTTTCAGCACTTTTCTTTTCGGATGGTTTACCTTTTTGGAGTTTCTTGATTTTACTTTTATCGTCTTCTATGGCATCCTCCTCATGCTCCCCCTTCTCCTTCTTAGTGTCCTTCTTAAGCTCCTTTTTATCAATCTTATCCCACTGCTTCTTAGTCTTTTCTTCGGCGGTAGACTCCACGTTGATATCGCTCCTGTCCTCCTTTAAGTCCTTTTCTAGAGCGCCCATCTCAGCCTTTATGTTGCTCACTGCATCCTCATGATGCTTCAGTCTTTCTCGCAAAGTTTCATGCCGCAATTCCTTCGCGTCTTTCGTATATTGTTCATGAGTAATCTCCTTTTTTCTCTTCTCAAGATCTGGATAAGGCTCTCCATATCGAGCCTTCGATTCCTCAGGAACCAAGAAAACCTCCACGGTTTCTCCTCGAACTTTAAATATTTGTTTCAGATTGTCTTTCATGACTGTGGTATAGTATCGCTGCGGGATATTCTTCTAATTGGTGTTGACTAGAAACATCTAAAACCTCCTTTAAGGTATGCAGACTTTCTATTTCATTAAAATCTCTTACACAGGATTCAAGGGTTTCTACCCAAGATTCTTTGTTTTTGGCACACACTATACTTTCACACAGCCTGTTCACTGTTTCTTCTTGTCCATCATCAAGCTTCTTAACCTTTAAATGTTTGGCCATTTTCTCTTTTGCTTCCGTCACTAAGGACTGGATTTCGTATATTGTAGACTGAATGGAGGATCGGGAATATTTTGCGGCTGCTTCTTGAGGAATGTCTGTAGTCCCCTCGGGCCTACCTGCCTGACGAGGGGTAATATTCTTATTGTCCTGTCCCTCTGGGCTAACCATGGGAACACCACCAACAAGGGGATTATAAAAACCCTCCTTCCTTTCATCGACAAAGCTTTCTTGAGCGGGTCCAATTTTATCTGCTTCAGGAAACCTGCCGTTATGGAACATGTCCATTCCCTGTTGTGGGGTTAAGATGCCAAGTTCCATTAGACGGGTTGCAACTTTCATGAGTTGGCTTTCGTCTCTCATGTCGATATCCTTCATTCTAACGGTTGGATAAGATCTAAATCCAAGCTCTTTCGCCACCCGCTTAATCTCTCTTTGTAAGAAATCATTAATAAATCCATGTCTAGCCTCCTTGAGCCTGTCTATGAAAATTTCAGCCTTGACCTGAGTGGAGCTATACTTTTCCTCACCGATAACGATGTTTTGAAGTCCCTGTTTAATGTCTTCATTGAGTATTTGATATTTTTCTGGCCCCAAGACCAAGTTTAATTCGGGAATAATAAACTCTGCCTTTGTGGTATAATCTGAAACTAATACGCGCCCCACACTCTCGTTTTTAAAGAGAGTCTGCATTGCCTTTAGATTATTCGGGTTGACGCCCCCCTTTTCAGGATCAGTTCCCATTGTTATCAGAAGGATCACATTTTCCACAGTGCGACAAATCGCTTGATCCATCTTCTTTAGTTCCAACTTAGCGTTAATGTCTGCCAGAACGGGGAAACCAAAGGGAATTGCAAATGGCTCATAATCCTGTTTCTTGTAAAATGAGAAAGATAAACGATAGGGGTCGAGCTTCATGCGAATGCCTGTGCCCCTGTAGTTGCCCATCCGTATCAATTCCTGAGTTTCGGGATCTAAGCTGTTAAAGATATCTAGGTCTTCATCGGTTTGAGGGCTTCTGAGGCGAGTAATTTCATACTCGGATAAAATCTTTTCATAACCGCCAAAACCAAAACTTGCGGCACTTTTAGCACTAATGTCAAAGGGGTTGAGTAAAATATACCTCAACGGAATTCTATTGTTGGTTGAATTGATAGAACCAACCTGATTTACCAACTTGGCATAATCTTCAGTTTTAAATTTGCCATCTATCCTATAAAAGAAAACATTTCCACTTCTATAAAGCTCCCTAAAATACTGATCCTTAATGCTAGTTAAATTTATTTTTTTAAACCACTCTTCAAAAAACCTGCGGCTTTTGACAGTTCCGCCCTCTAGGTAAACGTCAGTATTGGTAAATTCCGCCATGATATCAATGGCATTCCTAAATATGGCAATATTGGCATATGCTTTTTGACAAAGCTCAATACCGTCTCTGACATCTACGCCATCACTTGCATAAGTGTAAGGCAGCATTCCCACCCTAATACTTGAAAATCTATCAACAGGATTGCGATAAGCCACACGATTTGTGCGTGTCGTAGTTTGTTGGGACGACGTTAATTGAGTCCTAGCTCTTGAGATATCGTTGTAGCTTGCGTCTGATGTATAAAATGGCTCCCCCAATAACTCGGGCACTACCTCATTAGAGGGAACTGCGCCGTTACTAGTGTTGCCAAACTGATTCCAGTAATCAGACTTTTTAGTGTATTTTCTTTTCGCCATGACAATAGATCATATTACACCCCAAAGTTAACTTTCAACTTTTAAAAGTTAGGAAATAAACATTGGCGTAAAAGTATTCTGCATGGGCACACCTCGATCATCCTCCATATCATAAAAGACGTTCATCATCCAGTTCCCTAAAACCAAGGCAGAATAAGAGTCTTTTCGGGCTTTATCAGCACCCTTCTGCTTTCTTAAATTAGGCGGTAGATCAAAACTTTGAGTCCCCTGCAATGAAGTGGTAATTTGTATTAAAGCACATTGAACTTTGATTAAGTCCATCATGTCTTTTTGGTGTTCCACAAAATCAATCATCCGAGCCCCAATCCCTGCATTCTTATTGGGGTCATTTTTAATAAACTTTAAATCTTTAATTGGAATTGACGCTTTCCTCTGATTGTTATACTCGTCATCCATAGCTGCCCCAGCAAAAAATATTTTCTTGTGGTCAAATGCAGCCTGAAGACTTTCATTTGCAGCCCTAATCCATTGAGAGCTAGGCTTTCTTAAAAATACAAAGTTCTTCGTCCCCTTGTTGTATTGGTTTTTTAGTTTTCTTAGATTTTTTTCGTAATCGGGAACCTTATCTAATTCAGCTTCCATGGTGCCAAGCTTTAAGTTGAATTTTTTAAAAATCTCGCTTTCGTTGCAGGAGTTCATGAACTGGACTCCACCATTGTAATCCCCCACCACAGCAACAATGTTAAAGTGAGTCAACAGATAAGCCATGTAGCGAATATGGGTTTTAAGATTAGCTCCCGCCAGACCATAGCTATGAACTACGGTTCCTTTTCTCATGTCCCTGTTTAGTTTAATGACAAGCATTGCAAAATCGTCAGAACTCTCACTTTCTGACCAAGATGGGTCAAAGGCGAGAATGTATTCGTCTTTGGGGTTTCCAATTACTTCTACGCACTGGCCCTCCCCGTCAGGCAACGTACATTCAGCCATTTTGCTAACCTTAAAGTATCCTGAACTGTCATCTGTAAAAATAGCCCCGAATTCCCTCTCGAATTGAGAATCACTCATGGTGGCTCGGGACTGGCTAATCAGATTTTGGTCATATAGCTGTTCGGGAGCACAATCATAACTAAAATGCATAATCGTTCTATGCGCTCCGTCTTGCTTGTTCTCATTTAGAATTAAAGCTTCATATTGTTGGTAAAGTTTGTAGAGATATTCAAACTTGTAGGAGGCTGAAGACAATCCGATGATTTTGTCT